GTTTCCCAGTCACGATCTCAGGGGGTGACTATCTTGGTCGTGAGCTGGTATAACATACTTGGCCAGCATATAACATTACAAAATGTAATGTTGTATAAACCCTTCCCCCCTGCCTTCGAGCAGGGTGTGGAAACACACAACACAAAATATAAAAACACATAAAAATATAAAACAATAAAACTCACTAACACACATGGAGTGACGCTTCGGGATTACAATTAGTTCATGAATTACGCCATGTCGAAGTCTATGATACACACACACTTTAACAATCTCTTAGGAGATTGTGATATCACACTTATTCGCTCAGTATTGCTTACGCTTGAGTCGAATAAACACGGCAAATGTTTAATCAATGAAATACAACAAAATTTGGGAAGAGATTTCCAAATAATACCAACTATCTATATGCTACCAGGCACAATAACACCAAATTTCGTCGCAAATTTCTGTGCAGTAGCCAGTATAGGTACAACAAAGAAAAGCGCAATCGCTGGATTGTACGATTTAATAATTTTGGAACTTAAAAATTATTGTAATTGGAGAATTGAACAATCAAAGATTGACGAACAAAAAGAACAAACAGAGGAATTAGCTCTTATGTCTTGCTTATCATCGTTCGCACTTTTGTGGAACAATGATAGAACTAAGTTATACAATTTCTGTAGCCAGAACCAAGGTACAGAACCTATTATGTATACTCAGAACCACAGCTACACATTACACAAGACACGTAGAGTTCAATTTGGAGGATCAAATAATGGCAAAGGTAACGAGCAGTTAATGCAATGGAACCCTTACGATTATGTTAAAATATTTGTTTCCAGACCAAACTCTGTTCCATTTAATAAGTTATACACTGTTAAGAGGACTACTATTGATTTCTTCCTGACTAAAATTCAGGGAGTGGATCTTAAACTTGGAAAATTACACTATGTAGTAGAAACTCCGAATGATGTTATAGCAATTATGTCATATATGATGGCCCACTTATGGGATTCTGGTAATTATAAAGATAATGATGTCACACACATTAATATACAGAATTGGATTAAAGGTCATAAGTTATTACATGCTGAGCATGTTAAAAGGTTAGTTAACATGGGTAGCTTTAAAGCAAAACCAAATTTGCTTGATCGGAAAAGTAAAGTACGATTATTATTTGCATTGTTTACAGATGTTATGCATGACAATGCACCACAATCCTCTTATGCTAAGGCCACACAGGCCAAAGGACAAGGACTTATGAGTTGGTTAGGCGGTTACTTCGCTTGGATTGTGGACGGTGTTACAAACAGAATAGCAAATTCAGCCACAAGAGCAATTTGTGGAGCTATGGCTGACAAAATATCTACTGCAATGAGTACGATATTGAAAGTTATAATGGATGCATATCAAACACTTATACAACCAATAATACAGAAAGTTAAAAGTATCTGTACTAGAGATGTAGCTAAGAAAATTTTGAGTACTTTGTTTGTGGTAGCAGCTTATGTTGTTGTCCATAAAATGATTGAAAAATTTTTTCCTTCCTATGCACGTTTGATATTCAAAACCATAATGGCAGCTATACTCAGCCAATGGGGTATGGCTTTTTCTGAGGAATTGATGGATTTTATCAGTCCCAAAGATAAAGAAATTAAGGATGAGGATTTTCACACTATATCTATGTCAGATACGGAGTACAGTGAACATGAAATACTAGAAGAAGCTGATGGACAAGCCGGTGCAGCAATATTACCAGGCATTATATCAGTAGTCAGCATGGCACTTCTCGGATCATGTGATATTAAGAAGGTAGCAGCTCTATCGACGACAATTAGATGTGGAAAAGAGGTTTCAGTGATTATAGAATTTATTATCAACAATTTCAAGTTACTTATTGATATGGCATATTGTGCAAAGGAGGGGAAACCTTTCTTTACTGAATCAGTTAAAATTGAAGAAGTTCGCAAAGTTATGGATGAATATAGTGCCCTTATGCTTAACCCAGATGCAGGAGATATATTCAGAAGAAACGCACAATTAGCTGATCAAATTATTGAGCTATATCAAAAGTTACTTAAGATGGATGTAGAAGTTAGAACACTTAAATGTTTAGGACCAATGGAATCGACAAGATGGACTAGTATGATGATTAGTATGAGGTATTGGTATAATAATGCTTGTGCCACAAAACAAACTCAAAAGCCTAGAATTGTACCACTTTGGGTCAGTCTCGTGGGAGCACCTGGAGTTGGTAAATCAACAGCCATTAACTATTTGATATCAGCACTATATAATGCAACACATGATGATAAGTATGATAAATCAATGAGATTCGAAAGAAAATCAGAGAATGAGTTTTGGGATGGTTACAATGGACAATATTGTACAACAATTGACGATTTATACCAAACTCTTGATATAACTTTAAGAACAGAAACTTCCATGACTTTGATACATGCAGTTAATAGCAATGTTTTTCCACTTCACATGTCGCAAATTAAGGACAAGGCAGGTACAAATTTTACATCTGATTTGTTGGTAACAACATCAAATGAATTAAGCATGCCTACGAATTTAGGAATTACAGATGGAAAAGCATTGTTAAGAAGATGTCATGTTCCTATATTGATGCATAAGAAAGGAGATTTTGCAGATGTTAAGGATAAGTATTCAGTTATTAATTGTTGGGAATTTGAAGTTTTAGAATCTTTTGGTTCAAGTACACCACTGTTCGAGAGACCATTGACTTTTGGAGAACTCGTATCATACTGTGTGGAACAAAGACAGAAATTGGTAGCAGCTTCAGCTTTGCTCAATGATCCACCAGATGATTTAGTTATTGAACTTGATAAGATAGATCTTAAACCTTATGTTAAGAACGAGCCAAAGAAAGGAAAATTTGAGATAAGAGCTAGCAATGGGAAACAAGCTAAGTTTTTGAAGCAGAAGGACGGAGTTTTTAAAATGGCTCCAGATCCAGAACCAATACCTATACCTCCAGTTAAAGATAATTTTCCACCACTTCAAGCTATGATGCCAAGAAAGAGGAATAGAAATAGAACTCCAAAACCTGTTAAAGGTCAAATGAAGAGTGAAGATTCTGATTCAGAGGAAGAACCATGCGAATTGGATTCAGACGGAGATGAGTTTGACATCATATCTGATTATGAAAGTAGTGAAGAAGAACAGACATGGTATGGGTACTTTAGCAGTAAGTATGGTAAAGTCAAAAAGGCAATTTTTGGCAAAAATATGACCCCTCCCACCTATACATTCTCGCACAGTTTGGGTGTGGAAGACGGATCATATGAACAATGTAAGGCTAAAAGAGTCAAGGCACACACACTGAAAGTTGACAGGTCAGGAATTATTAATCAATTTAGAGATTTTTGCACAAGGTCAGATTTGAACACATTGTGGGAACCAAATGCTAAGCATATAGTATTTCTTCTTGCAAATCCTAATCAAATCAGTGCTTTGCACCAGTTGAGATATTGGAGTGGGGCAAGTGAATGGCTAGTTCAGTTACCTCTTTGGAAGAGATTTATAGTTGCAGATAATATGGGTTTGAGCAAGAAATTGTTCATAACTGAGTATGATAAAGAATGTTACAAGCAATGTATTAAAGAACTTCTAGAGACACCTGAGGACATAGGAGGACCTGTTGATTTCGGAACTTATGAAGTGGATATTAATAATTATGTTTATAATGAGTACAAGATACACAATAAGAAAAGTACAAAAGCTATCATTAGCGTTGAAGAAGCTCGTTATAAATCTTTTGTTAAGACACCACTCTATTTGGCAACCGTAGTTGTTTCAACTGTTTCTCTGAGTTTAGTAGCATGGAAGATATTTTCAGTCATAGTAAAGAATGCATATGGACAATCTATGGACAGAAGACTGGAAAGGAATATTATAAGAACTCGTAGAGGAGATGGAACAAAGAAAGTTGGACATCAACAGAGAGGAAATTACAAGAGAAGTGGAGGAATATGGGGACAAGCTGATGTAGAAGAAGTTGATGGACAGTATGGAACACTGGAAGTTAATCAGATGGCCAATGCTCTTGCATTGAACACAGAGGAAGCTACTTTTGTGTACGCCAATGGAGAATCAGTAAAAGCATTCATATTCTTTGTCAAAGGTACCATAGGATTTACAGCTAGACATATTTTTGATGGAAAAGAACCTGTTATACAAATATCTTTTGCAGCCAAACCAGGAATGCCAGGATCAAGTAATTTTCTTAAGGGACAATTCAGAGCCACTAAGTTTGAGGATAGAGATATGGCTAGAGTTGTTTTTGACGCATCGTGTAGATCTCACAAGGATTTAAGCAAGCACTTGATGCCATTTATTGAAGATTCTATTGTTGAAAATCCATGTAGAGTAGAATTTGAGATAGATAAGGAATTAGAAAGAAGATACTACGTCATAGGTAATTATGCCAGAGCGATCAAAGGAGCCATACGAACGAACTATAATGTGCAAGGAGAGCAGAAGAGTTATGTATCTAAGAGTTATTGGGATGTAGACAGATGTGAAGGTTTTGCTGGAGCATGTGGGTTTCCATATATGGATGCTACGCCATCAAGGCAAAAACCTATATTTGGTATACACACAGCAGGACTTGGAGACAGATCGATAGTTATGCCAATATGGGAACAAGATTTGGAGGATGACTTTTATGCACAAGCAGGATTATCTACGCCTATACATCCTTTCAAAGATGAGAAAGTCATTTTGATGCCAGGAGATACAGATGAGTACCCACAAGGGACTCCAATTTATGATTTTAACGTTGTACCCTACATCAAAGGAACACGCTTTGAAGGACATTTAGAAAGGAAACCCTACATACCAATGAAATCAAATATCATACCAACGCCAATCCAAACAGGTATATTAGATATAGATACAGGAGTTACATTGGAATGCCCAGTGCCAGTTACAGGAGCACCAGCGCAATTATCTTCAACTGATAAACCAACACCATTGGATATAGCCTACAAGAAATTTGGAGAAGTCACAACACCAGCATTGCCAGAAATTGTTAGAGAAATAATGACAGATGAGAGAATTATGGATGGAGTTTTGACAGAGAGTAGAAACAGAAAGAGAAGAAGATTGACTTTTGACGAAGCCGTTTTAGGAGTTCCTGAATTGGGTATTCCACCCATGGATTTAACAACATCACCTGGCTTTCCTTTTACCATGAATAATATGAAAACTTCTGAACTGTTACAAGTAGTTGAGGAAGCAAAAGGTAAGAAGAGAGTTGTAGTGCATAAAAAGTTTCAGGAACTTTTTGAATGGAGAGTCACGAATATGGAAAATGGTGTTATGGTACCTTACACAGTTAATGATACGCTCAAGGATGAAGTTCGAGATTTAGAAAGAGTTAGACAGAAGAAAACACGACTTTTTGATGCAGGTCCAAAAGTTGATGTGGTTAAAATCAGAATGATGTTGGGTCACCTTGTAGCACACATAGAAAAAGACAGAAATCATTCAGATATTAAGGTAGGTATTAACCCACATGGACCAGAATGGGCTATGTTTTACGATAAAATGTGCAAACATTTGAGATCACGTAGCGATCCAGGGTCCTTGGGAGGAGATGCAGATAGATGGGACAAATCGATGTTGTTATTTTGTTCATCAATAATAGCAACATTTATGATTAGATATTGTGGTTATGAGATGACTGAGAAAGAGAAAACATGGACTCATTGTATGGTGAGGTCATATTTTACAGCAATGCATATATCACCTATGGGGGTGTATTTTGTAGAGAGAGGAGGTAGTTCAGGACACGCGTTGACATCAATCTTCAATTCAATAGTTAATTCAATATACCACAGAACCGCATATGCTTGTCTGGTACCATTAGATCTAAGATGGACATTTGATGTATATGTAGTTCTTGGTGTGTATGGAGATGATTCAGCAGGTTCTGTTAGCCCAGTTGTACGGAAATGGTACAATATGGTTGCACTCAAAGACTTCTTTGGACGTTATTTTTCATTAGGTTATACTACATCATCCAAAGGAGCTATAGAAGCACCATTTATCACTATGGAAGATTTAGAATTCTTGAAAAGGAAATTCACACTGCACACTATGGGTGATAAGACAATGATCATGCCAGCACTTAGCATGGACAGTATACACTCATCTTTTCTGTGGAAAGAGAAGAAAGGAACACAATTAGAACAATTGGAAGCACTTAGGCAGTCATGCGATTCAGCAATGCATGAAGCTTTCTATCATGGGGAAAAAGTATACCATGAATTGTACACAATGCTTAAACCAAGGATGGACATATTATTGCAGAAACCAGGAACCAAATTTAAGAGCTATTATATGCCAACTTATCAAAAGATGTACGATAAGTACATCCATGATCTTCCGGTAAATTAAATTACCACTGGGAGCACACCCATCCAAAGCCGAAGGAAAATGTTTAACCCTTTGCGCATGCATAGACTTTCCAGAGCCCTTTTTAAAGTGGAAAGGTCTGCGGGCATCGTATGGCTCTTCTTTCAGGCTCAAACCGTGAACTGGTATTGAGCTACTGAGATATAGTTTACTGAAATCAAAACAGCAGAACAAAAACTTAATCAACCTTTGAACGATACTGACTTGGTTGATAAGCAGATAGAAATTACACAGTATCAGGCAGCAGGACCAGTTGCCGAAACAGATCAGGAAATAGATGATGATGAATTCGAAGCCATCTTGAACCCATATCCGAATCAAACACCAACAGAATTGTTACAGAGAACGTACAAAGTGGCAGAGTTTTCGTGGGGACCAATAACAGGAACAAATATCGTTGATTTTCCAGCATCACTTACAGTCATACCTCAAATTGCAGATAAACTCAAGCAATATAGATTTATGAGATCTAGTATAATTGTAACAGTAAAGTTACTCACCACTCAGTACCACTATGGAGCATATATGGTATCATGGTTACCTAACCATAGCTCGTTAGCATATGCAGCAGATATAAGACAGCAATCAGCAAACAGACCTATTATAATATCAGCAGCAGATCAAGGCACAGCTATGTTTATCATACCATATTTGAATCCTTATAGTTTCTGGGAGACAACAGACAACAATAACCAAATCTGTAGGTTATTCCTTACACCTATAACACCATTATTGAGAGCATCACCATCAGTAACAGATACAGTTAAAGTTCAAGTTTACGCAAGTTTCTTGGACCCCGTAGTTACAGGATATATAGGTCAGTCAGGAGAAAATGTTATTTATAACAGAATGGCATTGAGAAAGAAAGCAGCAGGTAGAACAGAAAAGAAGGTAGGCAAGTATTCAGCAAACAGACCACCACCACCAACGCCTGCTAGAGACACAAGTGAATACAAAAGAGCAAAGAGAAGTATGGAGTATGAAGCAGTTAAGAAAACAGCTACTGGAGTAGTAGAATCAGCAACAAAAGCTACAAGCACAGTGGCATCCCTTTTTGAGAGTATACCCATAATTGGAGGGATGATAGAAAGCACAGTTATGCCAGTTCTTAAAGCACTTAGTATTCTTGATAAACCAACAAGCTTAGCAACAACGAACAAAATGGTGCCTAGTTTTTCCAACGATTTATCTTTAGGATCAGGTTTAGATAATTCCAATCCATTATCACTTCTACCAGTCACACCATTGTCTATGGATGTGCACCTAGCAGGAGAAAACGTCATGTCAGGTTCAATGACAATAGATAGAGTTATAGGAACACCAATGATAGTAGGTATACATAGTTTTACAAATGCACAACCAGTATGGGAAAACGCAGTTATCCCTCGACCTTTTACATTTGATGATGACTACACTGGTTTTATGTCTAGATTCTTTACGTATTGGAGAGGATCTTTTAAATATATGTTTGCATTTTACACTTCAACTTTCATAACAGCAAGAGTTAGAATATCTGTGAGATATGATAACACACCACTAACGGATCAAAACGATGGTGATGTAGTATCTAGGCTTGTGGATATTAAAGGAGACACAATAGTTGAAATGACAATACCCTATCTTTGGAGAACATTATACAGAACAACAAAGAATGATGGTAACTTACCCTTAATAACTGTAAGTTTATCATCACCTATAGTAGGACTATCTATAGACACAGATCCATCAATTGTACTAGTTGTATGGAGAGCAGCAGGAGAAGATTTTGCATTCAATCAAATGGTAACATTTGATGCAGGAAATAGCGCAGATTCATTTGATCTCAATGAATCGGATAGCGAGTGGACAGAAGAAGCGGAAGCACAGATGATACCACAGGAAAGATTTAGAGTACCTTTCGACGGAATAGTAGAAGGTACTCGTTTGACATATGAATCGGGAGCAATAACAGGAGAACACATAACCTGTTTAAATGATATGTTAAAGAGATACACAGACAACATTATAGACAGACCCAATGCTACATACCCATTTATTGGGCTTAATGGAGCCTTCCACAAATTATCACAGATATTTAAATACTGGCGCGGGTCACGAAGATTGAAAGTTAGATACAAAGTAGATTTTAGTGACTTGACAGAACAGTATGTGGTAATGGAAAATCCTTCAGGGAGTTTTGACGCAGGTAACGGATGCGCATTGACAGTACCAAGTCAATGGAATTGGAATGAATTTCAAGTACCATGGTATTCATCATTACCATTTATTCCAACAGATATAACAACGGTTAGTTACCTAGACCCAGAGGATTTGCCCAAGGGGGTATTCATTTCGCAGTTAGATGTAGCCAACAATGGTCGAAATTTGATCAGTGCTGGAGATGATTTTGTTTACACTTATTTAGTTGCACTCGCCCGATCGTGACTGGGAAAC